TCTGTTTTTGCAGACGCACTTGCAAGAGATATTGGACTGCTTAGAGAGTGGGCAGTTTGGGAATTTGTTACCAAAGATTTAATAGATATAGTTGCAGATATTGTAGATGCAGACTCTGAAGAACTTAAACAACAATTAGATTTAGAAGAACCAAACATTGAAGTTACCGAAGAAGAAAAAGACGCAGCAATTGAAAATGTTGAAAATGACACAGTTGATGAAGTTATAATGAGCGCAGAAGAAGCATTTGAAGCAGGAGACAGTGTCTGGGGCAACGATTAAATCAAAGGTAACCCGGTTTTATTTGTAGTTTCTATATTTTCTTTAATAATTTTATCAAGCATAATTCTATCTTCTGCACTGTAACGCCAGAATAAATCGTCAGCAGTCACTCCTCCTCGCATATACCAACTTAGTCTAAACACATCGTGTTTGATCTGTTTAGCTTCGTTGTCTATATTTTCAATGTGCTTAATAATGTCAGAGTCGTGGAGTGTGATTAGGCTTTCACGAAAAAATTTGATGTATCCAAATCAACATTTACTGTGTTTTCGTGTTCACACTCAGAACACTTAACAGTTTGTGGTTGTATCTTCCAAATATTTCTTTGCGTTTCGAGATGTTTTTTGATAGAATCAAAAAACTTGACTTCGCTGTTTTGTATCCAATCGTTAATCTGTTGTGGATTGTCAACAACTGCATCGTCTGCTTCTACAGTGTGTATTTGTTTTTTATAACCTTCTGCTTGTATTTGTCCAAGTTTTTTGTAAAAGTTATCAAGTATTTCATTCTTTTTGCTTTGATCAATGTCACCTAAACTTTTGTTTAACATTCTACGCAGTTCATAAGATTGTAGTTGTACATGTGTATAATCTTTATAGTTGTATGGTTTTAGTGTTACATTTAACGGATTACAAAATACTTTATTATTATAATCTAATCCTGCAAAGTAATCTAACGCTCTGCTTAAATCAAAATCTGTCTGATTAGACTCTGCACATTTTTTACATACAAAACTTATTTCAAGTTTTTGTCCATAAGTGGCAATACGTATTGCTATCAATACACTGTCTATATCAAGTTGTGGCATTGCCCACGGGTCTTTGATGTCAGGTATGCAACTTTTGATAACACTTACAACACTTTCGCCACTAAACAGTGCATCAGGAGTTTTAAACATGATTTCATCCATTGCGGTCATACCGTAAACAGGCAAGTTTGATGGATCTCCTGTAAGGGCACCTTCAGGATAAAATTGTCCTTTGCTTGGCAAACTTAAATAGATTTTTGGCTGTCTATAATATTTGGCCAAAGGGTTTTGATCATGCATGTTTATCTCCGATAAATACTTTGTACATATTTATATGTTAATAATTTAGGATCTTACACAATATGGCTACAATTCGAATAACTGGTGATGAAGTTCAAATAGATAACATTGCCACGGAAGCCACACAGAGAAGTATAGCTGAAAAATTAGGTGCTTTTACTGGTAGCAGTAATTCATTGTCTTCAAACATGGACAATGCTTCGCAAAGTGCAGGTGCCTGGCAGGCAGCTGTAGACGCTGCTAAAGGAGCAACAATTGGTACTGCCCAATCTCTCACAACATTTGGATTGGCAGCATTTGACGGTACAGCCCGTATTAGCACAGCAACTGATGCTCTAAGGAAAAACTTTGGTGCTGCTGGTACAGCAGTCATGGGATTACCAGACACACTTGTAAAAGGTGCAGAAGGTTATGTAGATACTTTTAGACAATTGAGCGGATCTGGAGCAAGTTTTAGTGCTGACATATTTGAAATGAAAAATGCAGCAGCTCAAGCAAGAATAAGTTTAGATAGTTTTGCAGGTATTGTTGCAGAAAACAGTCAAGGTTTTGCGGCTTTTGGTGGTACTGTTAGCACAGGTGCCAGGTTGTTTTCACAGGCAAGCCAAACAATGTTCGACGAAGGCTTGAGTGATCCTCTGTTAATGATGGGATATACATTTGAAGAAATAAATGAAAATCTTGCAAATTATATGACAATTAACAGACGTCGATTTACTGAAGAACAGATGCGTAACGGTGAAGCTGCGGCAGCTATGGTGGCAATGAGTACCGAGATGGACAAAATTGCTAAACTCACAGGTAAGAACAGGCAAGAATTAGAAAAAGAAATCAATGACAGGATGCGCAAAGGTCAAGTTGAAGCAAAGATACGTATGCTTGAAGCGAGCGGTAACAAAGAAGCTGCTGACAAAATGCGTAGAGCTCTTGCTGAAGCAGAAAAGGCTGGCCCAGGTGCATTAGCAGCAGTTGAAGATCTGTTTACCAAAGGTGCTGTAGTTTCTGAAGAAGGTAGAGCGGCAGCAGTTGCTTTGGGTCCTGCATTTAATGATTTGACCAATATGGTTGCATATGCTCAAGGCCCTGGCGGCATTGAAGGCATGACCAGTAGTATTAATAATTTCAACAGTGCTGTGGCGGCACGTATACAAGATCCTGATTTCTTGAACATGGCAACACTGGGCGGAATGGGCAACCAGTTTGCAGACGCTGCAGCAGGCATGGTAACCAGCGCAGGTACCTATTCAGACAATGTTCAAAGATTAATGGACAGAGAAAACTTAACTCGAGAACAAGCTATTGCAAGATTAGGAGAATTAGCGAGTCAAGAACAAGGAGGAGCTGACACTCCGGGTGCTGATGTAACAAGAACGATTGTCAATTCAGAACAGGCAATAAGAGATTTTGGCGCTGTAATCAGTGATAAAATTATTGGGCCTGAAGGCGCACTTACTCAATTCATTGAGGCACTTAATGAAGGTGAAGGACTTAGACCTTTTGCAGATTTCATAGGATCAATTGATAGAACTTCTATAGAAACTACTCTTGGTGATATAAATCAACAACTACAAGATGCTCTTGGATTAGACATGCCAGGATCTGATCTTGACGAAACGCAAACTCAAAATCTTTCAAACCTTGATGACAAACTAAACACTTTATATGATAGTGGCGATCAAGCAATGAAAGATCAAATTGCGAGATTTAAAGCTCTTGCAGCTTCACTAACTGCTATTGATCCTGATTTTGCAGTAAAACTTAATGAAGCAGCAGAAAGAACAGGACATCCTGAAGAATATCTTAGAGGATTACTTACTGATATGCCTGCAAGTTTTGAGCAAGCTATTACAGGTTTACGTGATGCAGGATTAGTTGATCTAAATAATACAAGACAGAGTGTTAATGATATTGCAAATATAGCAAGAGATAATTTAGAACGTGTACCAGAAGGCGGTCCTTTAACAGGTGCAGTAAGTGTTACTACAATGACCGTGGACAGACTAATTGCAAACAGTGTTGCAAATAATGAAGCAGGAACTAAGGCTACTCTTGGCGGCAATGGAATAGTGCCAAATGACATGCTTAGTTTGATACACAAAGGTGAAAGAGTGCTGAATAATGCTGAAGCACAAGCATTTAGTGCATTAGAAAACGGTGCTTCATCGGCTATGGCAAGCGTTGGAGCCAATTCTGGCGGTACACTTGCAGAAAAACTTGACAACCTGAACCAAAGTATGCTACAATTAGTTAATATAAATATGCAAGCACAAGAAATTGCAAGACGTCAACTTAAAGGCATAAAAGGCATGACAAGTGATGTAATGACAGGATTTGGAGTATAATGAGCTGGAAAAAGTATTTTACACCTGTACCAACAGGTGATAACACAACAGGTAGCTTTTCACCTATAAATGGTGCAAGTGCTGCTTCACGACCGGGTCCTGCAAGATCTAATTATTCAAGTTATTTGCCAGATGTTTATGTAGGAACACCTAATAGAGTTGAGCGTTATGGCCAGTATAATACTATGGATCTTGATTCAGAAGTTAATGCTGCTCTCGATATTCTTGCAGAATTTTGCACACAGAAAAATAAAAAGAACGACACACATTTTGATTTTAAATTTTACAAAGATGCTACTAATTCAGAAGTTCAAATCCTTTCACAGTATTTAAAACAGTGGTACAAGATTAATAATTTTGAAAACAGAATGTTCCGCATTTTCCGTAATGTATTCAAATACGGAGATGGATTTTTTCTAAGAGATCCTGAAACAAAAAAACTATATCATGTTGATCCTGCAAAAGTAAACAGGATCATTGTAAATGAATCAGAAGGTAAAACACCAGAACAGTATGTTGTCAAAGATGTACAATTCAACTTTAGAGATTTAATTGCTACAAAACCACATCAAACCAACGGTAACATCACAGGCGGTGGCAGTGGTTACTATGAAGGCGGTGTACGTGGCATGGTTGGTAACTATCCAAACCAACCAGGATCAAGATTTACAATAGAAGATGGCGAAGTAGCAGTTGACGCGAAACACATGTTCCATTTGAGTTTATCAGAAGGACTTGACAATAACTATCCATTTGGTAACAGTTTATTAGAAACTATCTTTAAAGTATACAAGCAAAAAGAATTACTTGAAGATGCGATTATTATCTATCGTGTGCAACGTGCTCCTGAAAGACGTGTGTTCTATGTTGACGTAGGTAATATGCCATCACACCTTGCTATGCAATTTGTTGAAAGAGTAAAAACAGAAATACACCAAAGACGCATTCCTTCAAAAACAGGTGGTGGAACAAATGTTATTGATAGTGCATACAATCCACTATCAACAAATGAAGATTACTTCTTTCCACAGACAGCAGAAGGTAGAGGCTCTAAAGTTGAAACATTACCAGGAGGTACAAACCTTGGTGAGATTGATGACTTACGATACTTCACTAATAAACTTGTTAGAGGATTGCGTATACCAAGTTCGTACTTACCTACTGGCGCAGACGATAGCCAAGCAAGTTACAATGACGGCAGAGTTGGCACAGCATTTATACAAGAATTAAGATTTAACACCTACTGTGAAAGACTGCAAAATCTACTTGTAGAAGAATTTGATCAAGAGTTTAAACGCTATCTATTAGAAAAGGGTGTAAACATTGACACAGCAATGTTTGATATTAAATTCCAACCACCGCAAAACTTTGCAGCATATAGACAAACCGAACTTGACAATCAACGTATTAGTTCTTTTGCACAGGTACAGGCAATTCCATTTATTTCAAATCGCTTTGCTCTAAAACGTTTCTTAGGATTTAGTGCAGAAGATCTTGCAGAAAATGAACGTATGTGGAGAGAAGAAAACGACGAAACACTAACACCACCACCGGGTGATGCCGCAGGCGAAATGCGAGGCGTAGGAATTTCCAGTGCAGGCATAAGTGCAGATATTAGTGGTGCAGAAGACCAAGCATCATTAGAAGGTGGAGAAGAAGGTGGAGAAGGCGCACCACCTGAATCAGCGGCAGGTGATGCAGCAGCTGCAGAAGCGCCAGCAGGCGGAGAACCTACAGAGGTATAAATAATAACATGATACTGAGAGAACTTTTTTATTACGACAAAGAAACTATCGAACCTGTAGAAGACAACAGGTACGACCCTCAGTACGATGATTCAATAGTGGATCTCGACGATACCCGGAAAACACGATTAACACTTAGTCAAATCAATCGTGCCCGCAAAGCAAGTGAACTACATACAGAAGAAAAGGCCAAAGAATTAGATTTTGTCCGTCAGATGTATGGTATAGCAGGACAAGCAGCAGCGGCCGGAGTGTAAACCTTGGCCAAAATAGATAAGTCTCAGTATTCTAAAGAAGAATGGCGAATAATTCGTGAACAAAGACGAATACAAAAGCGTAAACAAAAAAATCTACAGAAACAGCACAATATATCTACAGTTGTTTCGCAACCTCAAACTGATATTGTAAATAAAAATAACAACAAAATTGCTTTTGTTTTAGGTAATGGTACCAGTCGAAAAAGCATAGACATATTAGAATTACAAAAAATTGGTACAGTTTATGCATGTAATGCAGTTTACAGAACTCATACACCTGATTATTTGGTTGCAGTAGATGTAAAAATGATTTTAGAAATTAATAAATCGGGATATCAAAAAAATAATAAAGTTTGGACCAACCCTAATAAAGCATATGATAAAATTAAAAATTTAAATTATTTTCAACCATCAAAAGGTTGGAGTTCAGGACCAACAGCTCTTTGGCTTGCAAGCCAGCATAGATATGAAAAAATATACATTTTAGGTTTTGATTTCAAAGGTTTAGATTCTGGTAAAAAATTCAATAATTTATATGCTGATTCTATAAATTACAAAAAGTCAACTGATGGGGCTACTTTCTTTGGAAATTGGCTAAGACAAACTAAAACTGTTATAAGAGAACATAGCGAAATAAATTATTTTAGGGTAATAACATCTGATAATTATCAACCACCTGAACTAAATACCTGTACAAATTTACAAATGTTAGAATTGGAAGATTTTAGAAAAATCTACCAACTTTCCTGACAAATAGACAAAATGGCTCGTTTTGAGCCTATTTCTACGCATATTTCTCCCACATAAGTAAATACTAATGACAGCCTTACCATAGGTAAAACATTTATAGGAGAAAATA